GAGTTAAATCCCGAACAAGAATGGCAAGTAACCTATTGGATGCCAGATCCATTCTGTATGAGATATCCACGACCAAACTATCAGCATACGATGAAGGCGAATGAAGGTTCTCCTAAGACTGATAATGCTACTGATAGTAGACCGAGAGACTTCCCAGACCAAGCAACAAATAGATTAGAAAGAACTTTATAAAGATTCCTATATAAAATAAAAGAGTAGAATGAATATTCAACTTTGGTACTCCGAACCCATGAAAGAATGGAGATGGTCTCTTGTCTCAGATATAGATTCGAATGACCAACATTCTGGAGGTCAAGAAGACTTAAGAGATGCTATGAATGATGTTGCCAATACTGTGGAATATTTACTTGACACTGATATCAATCCATGATATAATGTAAGTTCCTTCCGTGTGAATTAGTGCCACTCTGTGGTGATTAACCATCCAGTATTCTGGGTGGTTTTTTTATGTAATAAATATCTAATAATAGATATGTCGTGCGAGAAAGATGCCTCTCTCAAGATTAGATAACTTTCTAAAGAACGTAAAAGGAAATATTTTATATGTTGATCCAAGTAATCTGGATGCAACAGATGGTATTGAGAACCAAGGTAACTCATTTGCCCGACCATTTAGAACTCTACAAAGGGCACTAATTGAAGCCTCTAGATTTTCATATCAGGTAGGTCTTGATAATGATAGATTTGAGAAAACTTCAATCTATCTGTTTCCTGGTGCACATTACATTGATAATAGACCAGGTTGGATTCCATCTGGGTCAGGTACTTATTTGTTGAGAAGTGGTGTTACCTCGAATGATTTTCAGTCATTCAGTAATACATCAAACTTTGATATCGCAGATGGTAATAATATTCTTTACAAACTGAATAGTATTCATGGTGGAGTCATTATCCCCAGAGGTGTGTCCATTATTGGTCAAGACTTAAGAAAGACTGTTATCAGACCAATCTATGTTCCTAATCCAGAAAACAATTTAATCGAAAGATCCGCAATCTTTAGATTGACTGGTGGATGTTATATGTTCCAGTTTACCTTGAAGGATGCTGATACACAGAGACCTGCATATAAAGATTACAGTCCTTCTACATTCAAACCAACATTCTCTCATCATAAGCTTACAGGCTTTGAGTATGCTGATGGTAAGAACAATGTAAACATTAATGACGATTTCATTAACTATGCCACAGATCGTACTGATCTAGACATGTACTATGAGAAAGTTGGTATTGCATATGGTTCTGCAAGTGGAAGAGAGATTGAACCAGATTATCCAAATGCAGGTGTAGATATTCAACCTAAAATTGATGAGTACCGTATTGTTGGACCAGTATCTGGTTCAGTCGGTATCAGTAGTATCAAGGCTGGTGATGGTGTAACAGCTTCTGTAGGAGTTAATGTTAAACTTTCTAGTGGTATTTTTGGTCTAAATGTTGATACTAATGTTATTATCAACAATGTAACCGATACAAGATATAATGGTACATATCTCGTAACTCAAGTATTAGACACTGATGCAAATGGAGTTACTGAATTCGCATATGAAGTTCCAGTTCCTCCCGGTAACGCACTACCAAACCCACTAGGTTCTTCTATAGAACTTTCTTCCGATACTGTGACCAGTGCATCACCATATATCTTCAATGTTTCACAGAGATCCGTTTATGGTATGTGTGGAATGCATGCTGATGGCAGTAAGGCTGATGGATTTAAATCAATGGTTGTTGCACAATTCACGGGAATTGGTCTCCAAGTTGATGATAGGGCATTTGTAAAATATAATACTACGAGTGGTTCATTTGATGACTCCAATGTCATTGCCAATTTGCATACAGACATTAATGCAGTATATAAACCACAATATGTAAATTATCACATCAAGGCATCAAATAACTCTTTGATTCAGTTGGTTTCTATCTTTGCTATTGGTTATGCAGAACAATTCTTAACAGAATCTGGTGGTGACTTCTCTGTTACTAACTCTAACTCAAACTTTGGACAGTCTGCACTTATCTCTAGAGGTTATAGAGATTTAGCATTTGCACAAGATGATGTTGGGTACATCACACAAATCATTCCACCACAATCACTTAAACCACAATTTACTACGGTTGAATATCCTTCAATTGATATTACAAAAACTGTAGGTGTTGCAGATACAAGTAGAATGTATCTCTACAATTATACTAATGAAGATGTACTACCGCCAAGTATAGTTAATGGTTATAGATTTGGTGCAAATAATGACGAGACATTGAATGTTGTTATTCCGGTAGGAGGACAGACGGAAGTCTTTAGGGCGAAAGTCGTCATGGACGACACTGCATATGCAACAAATAAAATAACTGGAAGAAAACTTGCAAGACTCGGAAGAAACGTTTCTACCGGTAATAGCATTACAAACTCTACGTTGATGTTTACTGAAGACCACCAGTTTAAACAGGGTGAGACCGTAAGAGCCATTTCAAATGATGGAAGACTTCCTGATGGTCTTGAGAGTAATAGAGTTTATTTTGCTGTTGTTGATGGACTACCATCAAATCAACTACAACTAGCACAATCATTCAATGATTCTTTGACTGGTAATAAGGTTGGCATTAACAATCTTGGTGATACCATTATTGTAGAGAGTAGAGTTAGTGATAAAGACCCTGGTGATGTAGGACATCCTGTTCAATATGATGTTGATGAATCACAATGGTATGTAAATGTATCATCCGCATCAACAGAGAATAATTTGTTCTCTAAACTAAGTGGTGGTGGACTTGGAAATATTACTTCTAGAACATATATCATCAGACAGAAAGATTCTAGACAATCTGATGACAGAATTCATCAGTTGAGATTTGTTATTCCGTCAAATACTGGTGTCTCTTCTGCAAGACAACCACTGGATGGTTTTATTCTTCAAGATTCGAGTGATGTTACTGGGGCAACTAACACCGAAGTTGCATTGGAATTTAATCCAGGTTCTGTGACGATGAGTAATGACTCTCAAATGAGAAACTTTAGTTTCATCTCTGGTGTTGATTATAAAGCTGGAATTGCATACTACTCAACAGAAAAACCTCACAGACTTTCTATTGGTTCGACTGTTATTATTGATAATGTAAGAAGTAGTTTGTTCCCGACAGTTGGTGCAGGTAACTCTGGTTATAACGGTACATATGAAGTTACAGGAATTACAAGTGCAAAGACGTTTACTGTAAATTCTATTCCTCTTTCTGCTGGTACATTTATCAATGATACCTCACAGAGAACTACTGCTCTTCCGACTGTCTCTAGAAGAAACTTTTCAAAAGATTTCTATGTCTACGATGTACAAACTATTAATGAGTATATCAACGGAGAACAAGATGGTGTTTACCACCTATCGGTAATTAATTCTGCAAACGAACCAAAAGTCTTCCCATTCAACAATAATGGTTATGCTTTCTCACAACCAATCACTAATTATTATCCACAGTTAGATAGAGATAACCCTGTAACCAAAGCGCCATCTGCAGCATGTTATGCACTTTCTAATAATATTGGTGATGTTGTAATCAATGACCCCAAAAATAGTGTCACTGGAGAAACATTGGAAGAGATGTTCCAACAGGTTGGTGTTGCAATTACTGGAATTATTTCAAATAATGTGGGGACTGCATATACTATCTTTACACAATATGATCATGGATTGAATAGAATTACTGTTCCGACTATCAACAATCCTGGTGCAGGGTATGGTAATGGCGCAAATGCGATTCAGTATTACTATAATGCAAAACTTCAAAACATCACAAGTGGATCAATTGGTGATTTCGGTACTGCATTAGTCACCATTGATGGAACATCTGCTGGCGAGATTATTGATATTCAAATCATGGATGGTGGTTCAGCATTTGCTGCTGGTGATGACTTCCGAGTTGTTGGTATTGCAACAACAACTGGATTCAGTGCAGCCACTGGCAGTGTTAATAAAATTTATGACAATAGAGGAGATACTCTTACACTGACGGGTATTAATGATTATGATGGTAGAAATTACAACCAATTCTATAGAATTTCTGCAATTTCAGACACTAATCAGATTGAAGTTACTCCAGTTCTAGGTTCTCCTGGTATTACAACATTGGGATTTGGTCCAAATAAAGTATTGGATGGCGGTTTCTCCGTCATTGGACCATCGTTCGATAGTGAAAGTTTTGTTTATAACAAAGATGTTGGTATTGCAACCATAACTACAAAACTGAATAATAACTTTAGAGTTAATAACTCTGTTATTGTAAGTGGTGCAGGTCAAACATTCTACAATGGTTCGTTTGTTTGTATTGATAAAATTGGATTGACCACGGTAGTTCTCGATGTAGGTATTAGTACAGTCACTCCAGTCATTAATGGTAATATTCAACTATTCCCATCTGGTTCTTCTGGAAACTTTGGTGACTTATTTGCAAGAAATGGAAGATTGTCTGGTAGAGAAAGTCAAATTTATGCTGGTATCTCGACTACACTTAATTCTGCAATTACTAGTAAAACAACTGATACTATCAATGTCAATAACATGACTGATTACGACTTCAGAATTGGTGATTTTGTTAGAGTTAATGATGAGTTGATGAGAATTAAAACCACCGTCAGTCGAGTGGGTGGAGATGTTCAACTTAAAGTGTTTAGAGGTGTATATGGTTCTATTGCAAATACTCATGTAGTAGGTTCAGTCATTACTCGGGTTAAGTTCTTCCCGGTTGAATTCAGAAGAAACTCAATCATTAGGGCATCCGGTCACACCTTTGAGTACATTGGTTACGGTCCCGGTAACTACTCAACTGCATTCCCCGATAAACAGACAAAGAGACTTACATTATCTCAACAGATTAATGCACAATCACAAACAATTGCCGGTGGTGTTGTCAACTACACTGGTATGAATGATAGAGGTGACTTCTTTATTGGTAACAAGAGAATTGCTTCTAATACAGGTAGAGAACAAGTATTTGATACTCCAGTTCAAACCTATACTGGTGAAGACCCTTATTCAAGTGGTATTTCTGATGATGTATCTGACTTTAATTATATTGAGGCTTCTATTGTTAAGATTGAAAGGAATGTGATGGTTGATGGTGGTGATAAAGGCAATATTCTTTCTCAGTTCAATGGACCTGTAGAATTTACCAAAAAAGTTATTAGTACATCAGATGAAGGTTTTGAAACTAATAGTGTCTTTATTCAAGGTAATGCTCAAGTTTCAAGAAAGTTGACTGTGGGTATAGCCACACCAACAGAGGCTGGTACTCCTGGTGATATTGTCTTCAATGCAAATCCTGAGAACAGTGGAACAGTTGGTTGGGTCTACACAACAAACAATCAGTGGAGAACCTTCGGAGTTATCAGTTGATAAATAAAAATAATAATTCCTGATTAGCAAGATAAATGGCAGTAGATAAGGATTTTGTCATAAGAAATGGCATTCAAGTCAATGAAAATTTAATCTATGCTGATGCCAATAGTGACAAAATTGGTATTGGAACTACAACACCAGACAAAAAACTCGTAATTATTGGTGATACTGAGGTTAGTAAACAACTAGCTGTTGGTACTACTATTAGTGCACAAAGACTTGTAACCACTGGTGTTACTACTTCCAATATTGGTCTTGATGTAGGTGTTGGTGGAACGGTATTTACCAGTTCTACTCTCACCAAAAAAATTGGTATCAATTCCGCCATTCCTGCATATACTCTGGATGTTATCGGACCAGTTTCGATTGGTCAAACCGCAGAGTATGTTTATGGTGACCTGACAGTTACTGGTAATATTAAAGCAACATCTTTGGCCGGTCAAATTTCTGCTGGGGGAACAGTTGGTTTTACGAATGTAACTGTAGAGAAGAATTTAGTCGCAAATGATGCAGAAATATTCACCAAGTTTACATTAGAAGAAGTTAATAGTGATACATTTAGATTTCTAGTTGCAGGCGATCCTCCTGGTATTGGTTTCACACAAAATACCGATGATCCAGAACTTTATCTGTTGCGTGGTAAGAAATATGAGTTTCATATAGATTCTGGTGGTTTCCCATTCTATATTAAGACTGCACCAACGGCAGACTTGAATAATATCTACAATAATGGTGTAGATGGTAACGGTACTCAGGTTGGTATTCTGACCATTAGAGTTCCATTTAATGCACCAAATAAACTTTTCTACCAAGCATCTAATGTTGCTGGTATGGGAGCAACAATCTATCTGAATAATAATGGTAAACAGATTGATGTTGGTGTTGCAACAGTTAGGCAAAGATTAGATAGTGATGGTTATGCAGACTTTGAGAACATTTATGTATCGGGTATCGGTACAATTAACAACATCAAGAGCAATGACTTCAGTGTAAGTGCTGGTATTGTTACCGTAAGACAAGATCAAACGGCCTTTATTGGTGTTTCTACTGGTGCAGATAGAGTTAGTGTTCAGACCACAAGTAGCAGTGACACACATCAGGTTTCGTTTGTAAACAATGTAGGTTTGGGTTCAAACTACCCACTTCACTTAATTGACTCTGATACCAATCAATTAAC